AATGTTGTCAAACCTGCAAATTCCATTCTACTGGTAATGCATTAGACTTTGATGGAAACCCTATACCAAAAGGTAATAGCGGTGAGTTCTGGACATGGCAAGATTGTACCAAAGGTTGGGGTAAGCCTACCCCAATCGGTGTTCTTAAAAATATGTGCGGGCTATATCAGCCCAAGTAAAAGTTTTGTAAGTGTCAGCAAGTACAGTCACGCTATAAAGGTTTCTTCGAAGGACTGATGTAGTAAAAGGGGACGGGTTCGACTCCCGGCCGATCGCTTGAATGGGATCGGCGCAGATGGTTGCTAACTGGACAAGGTACCCAAGTGATATCCATCGTGCTCGAGGTCAGGCTAGGCGGCCGGTAAGTCCTGAATAAATCTACGATAAAAGTTGACGTAGGCTTACAAATTCAATTACCTCTCTAAAGTGTTACCTGGTTGCATTTGCGGTTTGGGGCCGTAGGGTCTTGGTTCGAATCCAAGTAGGGAGACCAAAGTATGGGCTGTTAGTTAAATGGGATAACTCTGGATTTGCAATTCGGCATTGAGAGTTCGATCCTCTCACGGTCCACCAAATTTTGCCTGGTTAGCTCAGCGGTAGCAGCGCCCTCCTTACAAGTGGGATGTCGGCGGTTCGATCCCGTCACCAGGCACCAAATAATGTCTTGTAAGTGTTATGGTAGCACATCAGTCTCCAAAACTGAGGGCGGGGGTTCGACTCCCTCACAGGACGCCATTTTATGTCCCTATAGATTATCGGCCAGATCGTTGCCCTTTCAAGGCGAAGAGCCCGGTTCAACTCCGGGTAGGGACGCCAATTACATGTAGGTGTGACCCGAAAGGCTAGGGAACGGATTGCAAATCCGTTTTATGCAGGTTCGACTCCTGTCGCCTACTCCAAACTTGCCGTTTTAGCTGATGTGGTCATAGCAACGGATTGAAAATCCGAGGAACGTGGTTCAATCCCACGAGACGGCACCAATTTTTTAAAAGGAGATCTGTCATGAAAAGTGACAAGAGTGACAAACCTATGGGGGTATAACTTAACGGCAAAGTAGCGGGCTTTTAACCCGTAAATCAGAGTTCGATTCTCTGTGCCCCTACCATATAAAAACACATTGTATTAGCAGAGTAGCGAAGTCTGCTTTAAAGGTAGCTCCTGTCAGTGTGTTTCTATATGGTAATGTAGCATAATGGTCGTGCACCGCCTTCATACGGCGCAAGGTGTTGGTTCGAGTCCAACCATTACCACCAAATTGGAAGTGCTACCGTCTAGGAGAGCGGCACAGTCTTGAAAACTGTTTGATTCAGAAATGGGTTAGAGGGTTCGAATCCGTCCACTTCCGCCAAATATCCCCCAGTAGCTCAAGGAGAGCAGGTCGGCTTATAACCGATTAATCTAGATAAGGTCCAGGATGTGGTTCGATTCCACACTGGGGGACCATGCATGTTCTTGACAGCATACAATTTTTACTATACAATAGAACTATAAAGAATGTTAGGATACTTTGATGCGGGATGTAGCAGAGGTAGCTAGTCAGTCTCATAAGCTGGAGGTCGGTGGTTCGAATCCATCTCCCGCTTCAAAGTGTCTTAGAAAATATGCGGTTGTGATGTAATTGGTAGCCATGCGAGTCTTAGAAGCTCGTGCCCTAAAAGCGTGTCAGTTCGAGTCTGACCAGCCGCACCAAGAATTGGAATGGTCCCATAATGGTATTGGAGCGGATTGCTAATCCGTCGATCGTAGTAATACGGTTTCTGAGTTCGAGTCTCAGTCATTCCGCCAATGTATCAATAGGAGTAGTAGACAATGAGTAAAGGTAGTAGACCCCGTCCTTATAGTGTTAGTCAAGCGCAGTTTGGACAAAACTACGATGCAATTTTTGGAAAGAAAAACATCATGCAGGTTAGAGTCAAAGAAGATCCCAAAGAATTTGGTCAATGTGGTTGTGGCCGCAGTCCCACTGGCAAGTGTATTGGTTGGCACGGCCTTAGTGAAGAACTATACCAACATCAAAAAATGTTATGGATGGAACAGCAATTCCTCAAAGATGAAGAACAGTAACAAATGTATCTGGCCGTAGCACAATGGACAGTGCAGTAGCCTTCTAAGCTATTGATCCAGGTTCGATTCCTGGCGGCCGGACCATCAAATATACCGTCGGTCCGTAGCTCAGTGGAAGAGTTCTGGTCTTCGAAACCAGCTGTCGGGAGTTCGAATCTCTCCGGACCGGCCAAAATGCGACTGTGGAGAAATGGTATACTCAGCAGACTTAAAATCTGCCGCAGAAATGCATGCCGGTTCGAGTCCGGCCAGTCGCACCAATTAAAAATTATTGATAAATCGTAGAGCTCGATTAACGTCAGTAAAATATCGTAGAGTAAGCTCGTAACTATAAAGATCATGAATAATAACACAGCATACACCTTGATACAAACAAAGGTGGAAATGTAAACCACAGGGTGTTATTCTATCATGAGTTTTCACAAACGTATTTATCGCCTTTGGAGTTGTTAGTTTAGTGGTAAAACCACGGGTTGTGATTCCGTTATCACCAGTTCGATCCTGGTACGACTCCCCAATTCAAAATCATTGCTTGCTGTTGGGACTACGGCGTCGTCGATACTCTTTTGCTTTTTCTTCCCAATATTTTTTATTTTTTTCAGCAATAATTAAATCGTAGTTAGAAACTCTATGAGGTATAAAATCGTTTCCATATTCAGGATATTCCTCTTTGCGATTTTGTACCACTAAGTAAATGCACCCAAAGTAAAACAAAACAACGATTAACACAGCCAATGCCCACTTAGATCTATCTTTAATTTCTTGAATTTTTTTATCTCGGATAATTTTATTGGCATGATCAATACGAATTTTTTTCTTTATGACTAATTCCTGTTCTGCATTGAGTTTTTCCATCATTTCATTTACTTCAGTCCATAGTGCTCCTAATTCAGGTGGACTTTGATAAATCATTAATTCTCTCAATTCAGTGCCCATTTGTTCCAATTGTTTACGCATGAGCACACGTTGTAAAGCACGTTTACCTAAACTAGAATCACCACTATAAAGTTCAGTTTTGCTACGACGTTCTTCTTCATCAAAAAGAGCTGTGCATTTGGCCAAGTTGTCATAATATGTGCCTAGGTGTTCGCCTATCTCTTGATAAATGTTAGTGATTTCACCGTTTCTTTTGTTTAGATCAACAACACGGTTTTTTTCTTCTATATAGGCATTTTTTTGAGCAACCGTGGGAGGTCTTTCTGGTGGATGAAGTTTGTGAAATTGGTCGTCAAGATCTTTGAGAACACCTTTGATATCGCCAGCGGCCCCTTTGATGTCTTTATATAATTGACAACCCTTTTTAACGGCAGCCACAGCACCGTTGGCAAGGGCAAATAGCGTTAATGGATCCATTTTACACCCCTTTAATATTTACCCGATGGTTGAGTAAAATTATCTAGGTATAAAACTACATACTTTTAGAGATTGTTAAATTCAGGTCCTGATAGAATAAAGGGTAGTTTTTCTATTTTTTTATCCTCAACAAATTGATTAACACTTAACAATGTAGTATCAACAACAAATTTGTTGGGCAAACACCAACTGGATTTTGACTGATATTCAGAGTCAGAAAAATGTCTGTAAAGATTGTCCACAGCCTGTTCATTAGTTTGATATTTCATCTAGTATTTAATAAATATAGTTATATATTAGCATGGAGTATGTTAATATCAATAATATTAAAGGAAATTAAAAATGTTGATCAACAGTAAAATAGACAAAATTGAAAATAATTTAAACATTCAATTTTATGACAACGGTTATGTTATAGAAGTAAGTGGTCACCAAAATAATGAGTGGAAAGTTTTAAGACTACTATGTAGCACACTTGAAGAACTTAACACAAAAATTGCAGAAGCTAGAGAAATGATTATTTCGTAAGTTTGATTTAAAAATAATTATTGTAATCCGTTGGGCGTATCTGCATAGCAGGTTCAGTTTACTATCAGGCGAGGATAAGTTCCAACGGGCTCGTCATAATTATTAACTATTTGAAAGATTCTGCACAATAATGAATCATTACGTAATTAGATTAAATGTACAACCCTGTGATAATCAGTTTATGTGGAGAATTTGGGAAAATGGCATAGAAATTAAAAATGCCAGTAAAGTTCTAATCAATGTCCCTAGTTATACAGAAACCTCAATAGAAACTGAACCAGATAGATTTGGGAGATTTGAAAGAAATAACATTGCATGTGATGGCTATGCAACCTGGGACGATACTATTTTGAGTATCAATACAGTATAAAAATTTAACATGATTACAAAAAATAATTGGATAACTGAAAACATCCAAGAAAGATTGACCAACCAACACTCAAATTTTGTTGCACAGTTAATCCCTTATCCTTTTACACCAATATCGTTTGATCAAGCTGTGGAACAAACTGTACATGAAATATCACAAAAATATAAAAATTTGTATTTGGGTCTTAGTGGCGGTTACGATTCTGATTTTGTCATGCAGGCATTTTACAAACATAACGTGCCAATAACACCTGTGATAGTTCTTTGTGGTAATGAATTAGAAAGTTCATATGCCTTTGAAACCTGCAAAAAATTAAATATTCAACCAGTTGTTATAACAATTAGTGATGACGAGTTTGTGAATTATTATGAAGAAAAGATATATAAAAAATTTAATGGTGTAGGGATTCGTTCAACTTATAAACTATTTGCCTCTGAATATGTTCAAAAAAATAATGGAACATTTGTCACTGGGGAAAATTGGTTAGGAGATGGTAGTGATATAATTAACAATCAAAAAGTTTCGTTTATCAACGAATGGGATTTTTATCACATACATAATTATGACATTCCTTGTATAGATTTCTTTTTGTATTCAGCTGAATTATCGTATTCAATGATCCCGCATCATTTACCAAAAATTTCTTGGAGCCAATATAAAAATTATCTATTCAAAATAGAATATCGAAAAAAAATGAAATTAGAATATTCAGAAACAATTAAACGCCATATTTTTCGTATGCGATCAATCAAAATGTGTCCAACTAACATTGGCGTTTCTTGGTCCAAAGATGAAATTGATCAAATATTTAACTGTGTACTTTTAAACAGATAAATATTCACTGATGGAAACATCATTTTTAAAAGGAAAATAAATGAAAAAGTTTTTAGTACTAGTTGTATTATTAGTCGCAGGAATAGCAAACGCTGGTGAATATGTAACATTAGACTATTCGGAAGACACAAATCGAAAAACAAATGTGTCCAACATCAAGGAAGGTATAGTTGTTGGCATTAAATCCGGGGTCAATGACTACAGTTTAAGAATGGACATTGCTCAGAAAGAATTTGGCAATGGAGCTATTTCACAAACAATAGAAACACGATACAAACGAAATTTTGATATGTTTTATTTGGGCGGACGTCTAGGTGAAAAAGTCACCAGTTCAACACATTTCAGCTACTATGCACTTGATGCAGGAGTTAAAATTCCGTTAAGTGATAAATTCACTGGTGACGTTGGGTATCGATATCGAAATGCATTTGATACTTCAAACAATTATCAATCTGACCGTATTCAATTTGGGGTAGGTTACGCTCTTACTAATAAAGATTCAGTTGGGGTTCGATGGATGCGCTCTTGGGGCGATGATGAAAAAGACACATGGCGGTTAATGTATACTCGTAAGTTTTAATAGGTGAGATAAACTATGAAATTGATTATACAAATTTTATTAGTATTAATGTTGCCTTTTGCTGCACATGCTGACCCCGTTGAGTTTGTGGTTAGAGCAGCAGCAGGCGGACCAGATGACACACTTGTTAGAAAAATAATACCACAACTAGAAAAAGACACCAATTTAAAATTTATTGCAATTAATAAACCAGGTGCATCGCATATCATTGCTTATAATTATTTTGAATCAAAAACCACACCCATGTTGATCATTGGTGATAAAAATATGTCCAAACACCTAGCTGTAAATTCTTATCAAAAATTATTTACAATTGGTGATCTTTCAAATATAATGTTTGTTAAAAATGGTTCTGACATCCATTCATTTGATGATTTGATTAAGTTGTCTAAAGAACGTGAAATACGATTCGGACATGGCGGCATTGGCACATTAAGTTGGGAAGCAGCTGACGTAGTTTGCCAAAAAATTATAAGATGTCTATTAGTGCCATATCGAGCAGGAGCACTGGCTATGGTTGATATTCTAACAGACACCATTGATGTAGTTGCCTTGGCCTCCTACGGATCAAACATATTTTTAGCTAATGACCGATATCAAGCTATCATGACATATTCAACTCAAAAACATCCAAGTATAGATGTACCAGTATTGCCCAAAAAATATCAAGATATAGAAATGCGAAATTGGATAGCGATATACGGAAGAAATCTCACCGTTAAAGATCAAAACACTATTCAACGAGCATTGAACAATATAGATCCTGCATTTTTTATTGATCTAGGTCTTTATCGGTAGCTTGACATTTTATCAAAGTTCTACTATAATAAATACTTGATTGCTGTAAAGACCGTAAGGAAAGAAGCGAATAAAAATGGATTCAAGACGCGGGTTCGAATCCCGCCAGGTCCACCATAAGGAAGTTTGTGAAAAGTAAAAGTAAGTTCAGTCGTTATAATCTTAAAGGCAACATTATGTGGTGCCTAAATTTGTGTAACGGATGGGTAAGAATTTACAACACTATAATTCGTTGGAATACCGATTGGACAACTAATTATAGATACTTTTCAATAGAACAAATAAAAGTTTCTTTATGATGGGCCTGCTCTGGTAATCGATTGGGTCAGTAGTATTGAAGTGGACAGCTCGGCAATGTAGAAGCCGTTAGGGTTGGGGATTCCTGGCCGAAGAAGCAAAAAAACGTAAATGCAAACGACGAACAGTTTCTAATGGTGGCCTGAAAAGGCTAACCGGGGCATCTATGCCTAGCAACAGGAAATAGTAATAGGGACTTCGGTCCCTATTTTTTTGACTCTATTGATACCATAGAAAAATACAATGAAAAAATACTTAAAAATAGTTGATTACTATAGTAAATAATAGTACACTATTATTTTAAGGAGATATCAAATGCCATTAGAAAAAATGTCAATTACATTAGAAAATCTTGCCAGTGCCTTGGCTGGAGAAAGTCAAGCACACATCAAGTATCGTTACTTTGCACGTATTGCAAGGGAGGAAGGTTATGAAGAAGTCGCCCAGCACTTTGAGCATACCGCAGATCAAGAACTCTTACATGCCTGGGGTCATCTAGAACTGTTGATTGGCCGACCAAACACACGCAAGTGTTTAGAATTGGCCATTGAAGGTGAGACCTATGAGTTTACCACCATGTACCCAGACTTTGAAGAACAAGCCCGTGCCGAGAACAATCGTACTGCACAGTATGAGTTTCGCAATCAAATTGTTGAAAGCACAGAACATGCCGAACAGTTCAAAGCAGTGTTAGCCAAGGCCGAAAAGCGTTTTGCCGCACTACAAAAGGTCGAGCAACGCCACGCTGCCGCATATCAACAAGTATTGGAAACACTATAATGGAACACGTTTGCATTGTTTGTGGGCATGTCCACGATGAAGAATTAGAAGGTGCATGGGATACATTACCCGATGATTTCCTGTGCCCAGAATGTGGTGTAGGTAAAGAAGATTACGAAACTATCTAAGTAGTTACACTAACTCCAAATAATGATTTTCACTATGTTATTTTAGATGTTTTACCAGTAATATAATGATACATACTATAGACAGTATGTCATTTTTTAAAAGGAGAACAGTTATGAAATGGACTACACCACAAGCAAACGATATGCGTTTCGGTTTTGAAATTTCAATGTACATTGCTAATCGTTAATTGGTATATTAACATCAAAAATGGCTACTTAGGCGGCCATTTTTTTTTGACTTGTGTAAACTAATTGCCTAGCTGCCGCGTTGTATATGTATGCTAGGAAATATTATGTATGAAATCACTGAAACTTTTATTGATTGCGAGTCTGATACTGGTAAGTGGGGCAAGTCAAGCTCAGCCTCATCATTGGAATCACCATCATGGTTACTATCACAGGCACTACGAATGGGTTGCCCCTTTTGTGATAGGAAGCGCATTAACGTATGCAATCACGAGACCAGTGATAATCATACCAAAAGATCCTGACATCTATGTCACTAATCCTGACCTAGCCCAGCCGTCTATACGATACGATTATCATTACGAACAGATTCTTGATGCCAATTGCAATTGTTATAGACTAGTGTTAGTTCCAAATCAACCTTAAAGGAAATTAAAATGAAAAAGATCGCAACCTTGATTGCAGTATTGTCTGCCACTGCTGTTTTTGCCGCTGACCCTGCACCAGCCTCTGTGGCTCCAGCACCTATCAAAGTGGAAAAGAAAGCTGAGGTCAAGCCTCGCAAAAGTTCCACTGCCAAGGCCAACAAAAAACCTGTTACAGCAACTAAGCCGGCAACAGTCACAGCACCCGCAGTCAAGTAATTTAAAAATAGATGATGAAGATTACGAAGAATATGATGACAGTATTGTATTTGGTCGTAATCTTCAAAGTCACAAATTTGGTAAATTAATTGATAATCCAGACGACGAACCGTTGTCTGATTATGTCACTGTGAGATTGGCTGTTGCTCGAGCCAAGGCCATGCAGAAATACAGACAAATTCAGAATAGAAATTTATCCTTATAAATAAAATTTTAAGGAGCCATAATATGCGTACAGTATTAATGGCGTTCCTATTCTGCCTAACTAGCTCTATAGCCAACGCCCAGGAAATAACAGAATTACGAAAACCAGTTCAGTGTGGAGACGCACAGTGGGTAATGAATCATTTTACCAGTGAATATGGTGAAAAACCAATTTGGGTTGGCAAAGATGCTAATAGTAACAGTTATGTTACTTTGTTGATTAATAGAGAAACCAAATCATGGACTTTGCTACAATACGATGGAAAACTGGCCTGTGTGCTAAGTGTTGGGCGGAGTTCCAGTGGCAGTGATATATAAATGTCATTGAATTTTGAAATACCAAACTTTTACTTGACAACCTAGACAAGATGATATATACTATTATAAGTCGAAAGACTTTTAAACTTAACTAAAGGAAATTGAAATATGAAAAAAATTGCATTTGCATCCCTATTGGCCATGGCCGCATTTACTGCGTCAGCAGTTGAAGTTGGCGTAACAGCCGCTCGTGACTATGCTGGCGCAGACCGTAATGCTTATGGTATTACACTTGGCCAATCTTATGGTTCAGTAGGTGTAACAGCTGGTTTTGATCGTACTGTTAAAGGTACAAATGATCAAGATCGTTACTCACTAGTTGGTAATTATGATGTTACCAAATTGGGTTCTGCAACCGTTGCAGTCAAAGCTGGTGGTGCATACTTGAGCAACCAAACAGGTGCTGATGGTTATGCACTTTTGGTTGGTGCTGGTGTTAGTGTTCCAGTTGCTAGTAAAGTTAGTGTTGGTTTAGATTATACTCGTCAGTATGGTCAGGATCGTGTTAACTCATTTGATGGCAATCGTTTGACTGCTAGTGTCAAATACGCATTCTAATTTTAAAATTAGATAATCAAAAAGGCTCCCAAGAGCCTTTTTCTTTGCCCTGGTATTGAATTTTATTGACATTGCTTTTGTCTATATGTATAATAATATAGCGGCTGTGAGTGGAATTTGGCAGACCTCCCGCTTGACTCACAGTCAAGAGAGGGGACGGGGCATAAGACATAGTCAACATGCTTTTGCAGGTTCGAGACCTGCCAGCCGTATAAGTATAATAATTACAAAGAGAGAATATGTATATTAAACCCACATCAACTTATAAAATGAGAAAAACTACCAAAGCCAGTTTGGCATTAAGTGTTTTTAAAACCAAAGAACAGCGTGATTCATGGAAAAACGCCATGATACAGGCCGAGTTGTCTGCGGCCCAATCTCCAAAAGGTCCTAGGACTAATAAAAATTCTATGAAAGATAATATCGAAGATTAAATACAACCCCGACTAATTGTTTGACATTTTTAAATAAACAGTATATAATTAAATTTTAACAGAAAGATTCATATGTATAGTCAAAAGCTAGAAAGAACCATGACCGACACAGATAAATGTGTGGCCATGATTGGTGATCGATTTAATTTAGTACTGGTTGCCGGAATTCGTACTCGTGAACTTCGAAGAGGTGCTAGACCTTTGGTAGATAATCTTAATGCCAGTACTCCAGTTATTGTGGCTTTAAAAGAAATTGAACAAGGTAAAATTGGTGTTGATTATTTAAAAAAAATTAGGTAATATTATGAATGAACAAGAACAAAAAGAAACGACAGTCAAAGCACCAACATGTGGTTGCGGGCGTAGTCCAGTAGGACATTGTATTGGCTGGCACAAGTTGGGCGAAGACGAATATCGTCAAGCTCTAGCCGAATGGGAATCAAAAGTGATTCCAAAAAACGGATTAGTATAAGATTTGCGGGGTTCGTAAAATGGTATTACCTTAGCCTTCCAAGCTAAAGTCGCGAGTTCGATTCTCGCACCCCGCTCCAAATTCAACAAGGAAAATAAAATGAAAGCAAGTCATATTTTGGTAGATAGCTTACACAAAGCAGAAGCTCTTTTATCTAATATCAATAAAGATAATTTTAGCCAATTGGCTATGATGAATAGCTCATGTCCCAGTCGAGCCAATGGTGGAGATTTAGGTGATTTTGGTCCCGGTCAAATGGTCAAACCATTTGAGGACGCTGTTATGGCTTTACCTATAGGTGAAATCAGTCCACCTGTACAGACACAGTTTGGTTACCATATTATCCACAGAACTGGTTAAATATCTAATATAACACGCCCCATTCACTGCAACATAGTTGTACAATGGGGTTTTCTTTTGACTTGACAAACCTCAAAGTTTTCAATATAATACACACTTACTTAACTACAGTGAGTTCAAAATGGCATCTAAAATTGTTGGAAAAATGGACGATCGTTGGCAGCCTAGAAAAGGACTGGAAGGCCCGTTTAAATACATCAATGGTCAGGTACTTTATTATGATCCCAAAGAAGGGTCATACTACGATCCAACCACTGATTTCTATGTTGATCATGCGTATGTTGCAGGTTTACAACAACAATTACTTGACATGTTAGCTCGTTGATACTATAATACACACATTAACAAACAAAGGGGTTTTAAATGGTTAAAGCAAACAAATCTTCCAAAGGTTCAAACATTCTTGAATTTGACAATGATGCTATTCGTGCTCGTGAGCAAGAGTTGGCACAGGAAACAGATCAATCAATAATGGATCGTTTACGTGAACGTTTTAAAATTCTAGATGACATGACTTTGGCAGTAAAGCAAGGCAATGTTCGTGCCATGATTGTTAGCGGTCCTCCAGGAGTTGGTAAGAGTTATGGAGTTGAATCTGTTTTAGAAAAAGCAGATCTCTTCAATAAATTGGCAGAAAAAAAACCCAAATACGAAATTGTCAAAGGTGCAATGAGTGCTATTGGTTTATATGCCAAACTGTACGAATTTTCAGCACCAGGTAATGTTGTAGTGTTTGATGACTGTGACAGTATTCTGATGGAAGATTTGAGCCTTAACATTCTTAAAGGTGCATTAGATTCTAGCTCACGTAGATTTATTTCGTGGAATACTGATAGCCGAATCTTGCGTAGCGAAGGTATTCCTGATCGTTTTGAATTTAAAGGTGCGGCAATTTTTATTACTAATATTAAATTTGAACATGTTCGTAGTAAAAAATTGCGTGACCATTTGGATGCGTTAGAATCACGTTGCCATTATATTGATTTGCAAATGGATACTACTCGTGAAAAGATTTTGCGTATCAAACAGATTATTACTGATGGTATGTTAGATCGTTATGATTTTGATAAACCTGATGAAGTTCGTGATGAATTGGTTAAATTCATTGATGACAATCAAACAAAATTGCGTGAACTTAGTTTGCGTATGGTTCTTAAGTTAGCAGATCTTCGTAAAAGTTTTCCCGAAAATTGGCAGGCAACTGCTCGTACTACTTGTATGAAGCGTGGTTAATATGTGGGAATTAATAACAGGCCGACATGGTCAAAGAGTTGCTGCCATGTCAGTCATATTGCTGATTCAAAACTCTGTAGGCGTGTCATGGGACGATATACGAATTTGGTGTTTATTAATCATGGTGATTGTAGTAGAGTACCTTGCATTTTATCATGGAGTTAATCAGGGTGTTGAAAACATCTTAAGCCTAAGTTTAGATAATATCGAAAAACTCAAAAAATTATTGGACAAAGTTGAATCTGGTCAAGAAGTTCTTGAGGAAGATATAAAAAAGATTTTAGATAAAAAGGAAACCAAAGATGAATGATCCAATAATCACCACTTGCCAATGGATTGGCGATACCCCAACATTAGAACCCAGTTGCTGTAAAAAATCTGTAGAAGGCAAAAGCTACTGTGAGGACCATGTTTGGATAGTTTATAAACAAGGTTCAAATTTAAGAAAACGTAAAAAAGATCAACGACGTGCTGCCGCAATTTGGGATGTGGAAAGTGCGTTCAATGATGCAGTGGCAGAATTGATCAACGAAGGCGCAATAGAAATTTAGCAAATAGGTCAAAAATGAAAATTCAATTTAGCAAAGATACCATGCCTGATGAGTTGTATAACACTCTATTACAACACTTTGTAAATGAAGCAGTTGGGTTGGGTGTAGAGGTAAACAAATTTACTGAATTTAGTAATTGGGTAATTGAATGTGAAGTTGATGCAAAATCATCAGTTCACTAAGGAAAATAAAATGCCATGGATACAAAATGTAGCACTAAGTGATATCAAAAGAGGGTTTCATATTAACCCAGGCGAAAATGCTATGCTGATTCAGATTGTGGATCCGCCTGGTGATTTTCCCACACCCAAGTATTCTTTTAAGGAAGTTCATCAATTCCAATTCTTGGACATTGAGGAAAAGGATGCATGTTTGGACGAAGCCATGCGATGCAGTCAAGAGCAGGCCAATGAGCTGGTTCAATTATTGCAACACGCATTAGAACATAGAATGAATGTTATTGTTCATTGTCATGCAGGTGTGTGTCGTAGTGGTGCTGTCTGTGAAGTTGGTGTTATGTTGGGGTTTGATGACACAGAAGCATTTCGTAGTCCCAACCTGTTGGTCAAACATCGGATGATGAAGTATCTGGGGTGGACTTATGACCCAAATGAACAGCATACTATTAATGGTATTACCACTGATTTTGGAGTCATTCT